AAACTCCTATGCGCCACCGAAAGTAGAAAAGAATGTGGAAGAGGAAGAAACAAGCCTTATAGCAAAACTTGTTAAAAAGTTATTTGGATCAAATGATGCATATGAACCAGTTGTAGAAAAGACAGGAGATAATAACTGGGCAATTACAGAATTACGTCCTACACCAAGGAGAGAAACATGGGCGGATGCGGACCAAGGGACATCCATTAATTCGGCTGTTCGCGCAGGATGGATCCCTCAAAATCCCTCAATGCAAATCTTTGATCATGGAACCAATGATCCTTACTTTGCAAAACAAGGTGTTACAGATGGTGACAAATCATTCTTCAGATACTCCGATTTTAATCGTTGGATGCCATCCGTTGAAAGACAGTTTGCTCCTTCATTGCCAACTCGAGATTGGTATTAAGTTTAAAAATATATTTTAAATAGATACTAATATATGAGAAATTGTATTTGATGAGTGTTTGGATTTAATGTGTCTATTAAGATTGGATTTGTATTCTGTTTGATATTCGCACAGATTACAACTCTTTATTTTGCTTTTTACAGGAGTTTCTGCTTTTTGTTTATTAGCTTTTTCAATATGCCATTTCGTTTTTAAGTGTTTTTTTAGATTTGATTCTCTGAACGCTGTAAAATTACATATTTCACAACGGTGTTCAATACGATTTCTTTGAGGAACAACAAATACCTCTCTTTCTGCTTTAGATACAACTATTGGAGACACATGATAAGTTGATATCTGACTTTCAAACCATTTATTCAAACTAAGTGTTGGTGTATCTTCACATCCCCAGATATTTAGGACAACATAACCTAATGCCTGTATTTCAGACTTCCTTTTTTTGGTATAATCAAGGCAATCCTGATATGTTTTTTCTGGATTAAAGTGTGTTATAATTGAACCATCTGGATAGCAAACAGGACAACCGTGGAAACAACAGCCATCATATTCCAATATGATTTTTCTACTATTATAGTTTTCTATATATCCATCTGCCGAATAGGAAGTTCCAGAAATCTTATATTCCCCTCCATTTAGTTTGTGTCTAATTCCAATTGAAATTGCAGTTGAGAGTCTATCAAAGAATGATATTGCTTTTTGTGAATAACCAGCCTTTATAAATTCAGATTCATCCCAATCATATTCTATATTTTCCATTATTAGTTTATAGCAGGATTTTCTATCAATTAAACCACCCCCATAGAATTTCAGGAAATCCTCTCTAGTTACATTATACCAATCGTGCGTTTTTGAATATCGAAGATGCTCGAATAAATCCGCAAGATAGTTTTTTATATTTACTGCATCCGCCCAGTATCCATCTGGTGTTTTTTTGAACTTATACATTTTGAAATTGTAGTCTGGATAAACAGCTTTCAATAAACGAAATAATACACCCTGGTAATAATTCGCAATCAGACCATTTCCATGATTCAAATTAACAATTCTTGTGTCATAATTATACCAACCACTTGGATCGGATATACCTAATTTTGCTTCCAGCCACTTTACATATCGACAATGATTTTCAAAGTCTTTCCAGGTATTACCTACAGTATTATAGAATAACCAGGGAAACCATTCAACAGTTGGATAAACTACCTTGAGAATGTTTAGGATTGTGTTGTCATATGCGTCTAATAGTCCGTTCCCCTTATTATCAAGAAAATCCTTTGTTCTTATAGAATACCAATCATCTACAGAACTGAATTTTTTTTCGTGATACAACCATTCAACATAAGCTTTGACATTGTCTAGATTGTTCCAATATCCCCAGGGCGATGTTATGAATAACCAGTCTCTAAACGTATAGTCTGGAAACATAGCCTTTACAAACTGAATAGGAGAACGATGGTAATATTTTGTAATCAATCCATCGCCTCCAAAGTCTTTTATAAGTTTTTGTGATATACTATACCAGTCTTCAGACTTAGTAAAACCTAGTTTTTTACCAAGCATAGTAGTAAATCGTATCTGATTTATCAACTGTCCTTCTGCATCTATTTTCAACCAATGCCCATTGGGTAAGTTTTTAAAACCCATCAGTTCATGATAGGTAGCCATTGCTACTCTTTTGAATATATTATTATGATTTAAGTTTATATCATTTTTTATGCCTTACATGATCCTCTTTAAACAATCAGATATTTGTTTAGAAGATATAGAAGTTATCAATGATTCAGATGAGTAAATTAATTATTTTTTTAAAATTGATATAAAGTTTATATTCTTTTCAATAAATAAAATGGGTAGAATATGCAAAGAATGCACCAAAGGTGCATCTTATGGGATGAAAGGAGAAAACCCATCTTATTGTGTAAAACATAAAACCGCCGAAATGGTTGATGTTTTATCAAGAAGATGTGATTATGAGGATTGTGATAGTATTACGCCAATATTTGGTATAAAAGGAGAACTTAAACGATATTGTAAAATTCATAAAACTGAAGAAATGACTGATTTAAAAAATAAGAGGTGTGTATACAAAGATTGTAAAATTATTACACCATCCTTTAATATTAAAGGTCTGAAAGGTATGTATTGTGTAACACATAAAACTCCAGAGATGATTAATGTCAAAAATAAAATATGCGAATATACGGGTTGTAATAAACAGCCAGGGTTTAATATACCTGGAGGAAAAGCTAAGTTTTGTTTTGAACATAAGTCTTCAGATATGGTAGATATTAGACACGATCAATGTAAATTTGAAGGATGTAATATACGTCCAACATATAATATAAAAGGTAAAAAACCGTATTATTGTACAAAACATAAAACTTATGACATGGTAGATGTATCGCATACTTATTGTAATTACACTGGGTGTGAGTTAAGAGCAAATTATGATATAGTTGGAGAAAAAGGTAAATTTTGTACAAAACATAAATTAGAAGGAATGATACATATTTCTTCAATAAAATGTATATACAAAGATTGTATAATAACACCAAGTTTTGATTTACCAGGTGGTAAAGGACGGTTTTGTGCTAAACATAAGACATCTGATATGATAAATGTAAAATTAAAACGATGCGAATATACAGATTGTCCTAGCAGAGTTCATTACGGCAAACCAGGTCATCCCCGCTCCCACTGCGCCAAACACCGTGAAGCCGGTATGATTCGCAAATCAAATTCTAAATGTAAAAAATGTAAAGATCTAGCCATCTATGGAATCAATTGGGTTCCACGCCATTGTGAAATTCATAAAACAGATGAAGATGAAAATTTAGTCGAACGCCCTTGCAGTAGTTGTACCCTTCTTTACATTCTCAACAAAGAGAATAAATGTGAACACTGCGATCCAACTTCTTTTGCAACCGCCAGACTTGCAAAACAAAATGCACTGATGGATTCTCTGGATGTTAGAGGTTTGAAGGGAAGTTCTACCGATACTATAATTGATGAAGGAATTTGCGGAAAAGAACGTCCTGATCGCATCTTTGATTTTGGTGATAAGATTGTAATTTTAGAATGCGACGAACACCAGCACCGAGACAGAGCTTGTGTTTGCGAACAGACGCGAATGATCAACATTGGCCAATCCTTTGGAGGTCTTCCCGTCTATTTCATAAGATGGAATCCAGATGATTATAGTCCAAAAAACGATAAAAAAGATCCTGAACTTCTTTCCAAACGGTACAAACTGGTAGGTGATTTATTAGAGGATATTCAAAAAGATAAAGTTGTTTTACCAACCGCCCTTGTGTCTGCTATTTATATGTATTATGATGAGTGGGCATCGTTGGCAGAGGAATCATGGAAGGTTTTAACACCCTTTGCAGATTAAAAATTGATATAAAGTTTATATCCATTTAACAAGTAAATTAATGGATCTTCCTGTTGTATTTGGTTTGGTAACAGCAGGAGTTATCTACAGTTGTTTACTATATTTAGTAACTAAAAAATATATGGAAGATGATCCACCTCACAAAGGATGGTTGTATAATCAATACGATTGTTCGGACTAACTCACTTTTCGTTTTTTCAGTAGAATCAAAACATCTATAAACAGAAATGGATGTTTTGATTGTAGGAGCCGGTCTCAGTGGAGCCACCTTGGCCGAACGATATGCCAACAAAGGCTACAAAGTCACCGTCATTGACCAGCGAAACCATGTAGGAGGAAATGTCTACGATTATGAAGATGAAGTCACCGGTATTCGTATAAATTTATACGGAGCTCATTTGTTTCATACAAATGATGAAGAAGTCTGGGCTTACATTCAGAAATTTGCAAAATGGATTCGATGGGATCACAAAGTCGTTGCCAAGATTGATAACACTACTTATGTTCCTATTCCGGTGAATGCTACGACTGTCAATCAACTTTGCAATGCCAATCTGAAATCAGAGGAGGAGATGGTAGAGTGGTTGAAATTGAATCAAGTTCCTCCTCCCGTCATGGGATGTCCCAGTAACAGTGAAGAAATGGCTCTCTCCAGAGTGGGGAAAGATCTTTATGAAAAACTATTCCTTCCCTACACTATTAAACAATGGAATAAACATCCAAGAGAATTAGATCCTTCCGTTCTCGCTAGAATTCCTGTACGATCCAATTTTGATGATCGTTACTTTGATGATAAATACCAAGCCCTTCCTCAAGATGGATATACAAAGTTTGTAGAGGCCATGTTAACGCATCCAAATATTACAATCCATCTCAACACCTCTTACGATCCTTCTCTTCATACACCATCAAAGTTTTTATTTTATACAGGACCCATTGATTCGTATTTTAAAGGACTTCCAAAACTGGAATATCGATCGATTGAATTTGTAAAAGAATATAAACAATGTGAAGGAACGATTCTACCGAATAGTGTAGTGAATGATCCCTCTCCTTCCAATCCTTACACCCGTACAGTAGAATATAAACATTTCTTACATCAATCTTCTCCCTATACTGTATTGGTTCACGAGAAGACAACCGATGTAGGAGAGCCGTATTATCCTGTACCGACTCCTGAAAATCAAAGAATCTACGAAATGTACCAAGAGTTGGCCAAAGAACACAATAAAACCAAGGAGGGAGCAGAGATACATTTTGTTGGAAGGTTAGCCAATTATAAATATTTTAATATGGATGCTGCTATTCGAAATGCTCTGGATGTTTTTTCTGATTTATAAAATTGATTACCTTTTTTTACAATATAGAATATATCCTCTGCAAAAAATACTATTTATCATTTTAATCAATATGTTTGCATCTATAATTACCATGCTGATGAAACTCCCCCAGCCGGTTCCTTTCGTCCTTGACGTAATTAACTTTCTATTCACACTTTGTGTATGGATGGGGTCCACACTGTGGACCGTCCTCCTTGCATTCGCACTGTCTCCCTTCACGGCCTGTGGATGGGTACTGACCACTCTTTGGGCGTACATTTACCCATTCTTGGGTCTTGGCGTCCTTCTCTTTGGAGTGGCGCTGTGTCTTGGAGGCTGCGTGGTTGCTCTTACACCACCACCCTACCATGCTGGATACACGTGCTTTTGAACAGCGTTCTCATTCTTTAAAAATCATCGTTGCTACCATAAATGAACTTTATTGTGACAACGACTATTTTTGAACCCAGTAAAGCGGTTAAACTTTTTGCCGATCTATCCGGTTGGCAGCTGATCGTGGTCGGTGATAAGAAAACTCCTCACGACTCCTACCGTTCTATGTCCAATCTGATCTATTTGGATCCCGAGTACCAAGAGACACACTATAAAGAACTAAGTGATCTCTTGGGTTGGAATTGCATCCAGCGAAGAAACATTGGCTACAGTGAGGCCTACCGTAGGGGAGCCACCATCATTGCCAGTGTAGATGATGATAATGTTCCGAAGGCAGGATGGGGATCCAATCTTCTCCTAGGAGATCCGCAGCCCATTGTGTGCCATACTCCGACCGAGGTTTCCGTCTTCGACCCCCTCTCCGCCACCAATCACAAAGAGTTGTGGCATCGTGGCTACCCGTTGGACATGATTCTCAAAAAGAATTCCATTACTTCTGAAACTGTCATTGCAAAGCCAACCATTCAAGCTAACTTTTGGGATGGGGATCCAGATGTGGATGCAATCTCTCGTCTCACAGTTGCTCCTATTTGTAAATTTGATGATAGATGTTTTCCATTTTGTGGATCGGTCATCAGCCCTTTCAACAGTCAGAATACATTTTTTACACGGGAGGCCATGAAAGACTATTTTTTGTTTCCATTGGTGGGACGTATGGATGATATTTGGGGATCGTATTATGCTCAGGCAAAGGGTCACACCGTAGTCTATGACAAGGCTACGGTGGTGCAGGAACGGAATGAACATGATTATTTGGTAGATTTTTCAAAAGAAGTTCCAGGCTATCTGAATAATTCTAAACTTATTAAAGCGTTGGCTACGGATCCAGAAGCCATTCAACACTTTGTTCCTGAACAATCCTATCA